CAACATCACCACAAGCACGCTCATCCGAACAGCTATATCTCTGGCGTGTTCTACGTCCAGACCAACCGTGATGACAAAATCTATTTCTACAAAGACGGCTGGCAGCAGATCAAATTCCCGCCGGAGCAGTGGAATCCTTATAACAGTGAATCCTGGTGGTTTGAGGCTTATGCAGGCAGGCTGATTCTCTTTCCTTCGTCACTGACGCATATGGTTCCAGAGGTCAAGGGCGACGATGTGCGGATCTCGCTTAGTTTTAATACCTTTCCTGTCGGTGTCGTCGGGGAAGAGATGGACCTCACAGGTTTGAAATTGGAGGCATGATGGGCCATTACGCGAAAATCGACGAGAACAATGTTGTGACGCAGGTCGTAGTTGTTGACAACCGAGATATGGCTGACGCTTTCGGTGTTGAGAAAGAACATATTGGCGCGGCGCACCTTGAAAAAATCCTTGGCGGCGTATGGAAACAGACGTCGTACAACGGCAGGATGCGCAAAAACTACGCTGGCATTGGTTATACCTACCGAGCAGATATAGATGCTTTTGTGCCGCCAAAACCTTTTCCATCATGGCTGTTAAATGCTCAGGCGCAGTGGGAGCCTCCTGTAGCCATGCCTACAGACGGGAAAATGTATTCATGGGATGAACCAACCACAAGCTGGGTGGAAATCCAAACAGCGCAACTGTAGTGATCTGAGGATTGCAATGTGTTTGGTATCAGTGCGTATGCACAAACTCCTTATGCGGGTACACCATCCCAAGGGGCGGTAGGGGCAAGCGCGGTCAATGAAACCGCAACAGCGGTTGACGTACTTGATGCCATAGTAGATGTTGTTGCAGTAGCAGAGCAATCTGCAACTATTGCTGACACAGCAACATCCCTCCACGATAGCAATGTAGATGCCGTTGATTCTGCAACAATTGCAGATACGGCAGAGTCGGGTATTGCGTTTGACTCCGACGTTGCAGAAAGTGGAGCCACAACAGACATTACAAGTGGCGACTTGTCTGTTATAGCAGACATCTACGAAACCGCAGGCGCAACAGACGCAGTTGAAGGGCTGGTTACTTCCGCATCGTTGGTAACAGAAATTGTTATTGGTGTGGATGCGCCAAATGCGCGGTTTGAAGGAAATTCCAATGTTAACGAAACAGCAACTGTTCTTGATGATGCCGACCGCAATGGGTCGTTTGTACGAGAAGTTGTCGAGACCGCATTAGCAAGAGACGAAACTTATGGCCTAGTGTTTTATGTAGATGCGCTGGTAGTTGCAGGCGGTGGAGGTGGAGGCAGATACTACAGTTCAACCGGAGGTGTCCAAGGCGGCGCAGGCGGCGGCGCAGGCGGCGCAATTGAAACGCTTGGCGTATCCAGTTATCAATTCCTCACCGCATACCCGGTAATCGTGGGATTGGGAGGAAATGGCGGAACGTCCAGCGTGCGCGGGTCTAACGGCGGACAGTCACAGTTTGCAACGACGCTCACATACGGCGGTGGCGCAGGCGGCGGCGGCAGCACAACAAGTTCTTATTCTGCGACCGCAGGGGGATCGGGGGGCGGAGGATTTCGTGGGTCAGGAGGAACCTTTGTTGCAGGCCAGGGCAACGCTGGTGGCAGCGGGCCGTCAGGCCTTACGCTGGGAGCGGGTGGCGGAGGTGCTGGGGGAGCGGGATCAAATGCAGAACCTGCGCCGGCAAACGGAGGAATCGGGCTTCTATCGCAGATTACAGGATCGTACTATGCAGGCGGCGGAGGCGCAGCGCGGCGGTTTGGAACAGGATCGGCAGGGCAAGGCGGCCTTGGAGGTGGCGGCAACGGCGGCGCGCTGAATACACCAGCAACTGCGGGCGCGGCCAATACAGGCGGCGGGGGAGGCGGCAGTACAGACTCGCAAATTGGTCAGCCTGGGGGATCGGGAGTTGTCATCCTCAAAATTGAAAAAATATACAAGGCAACTTTTACAGCGGGAGTGACATTTACACAAACAATAGCAGGAAATTATTCTACTTACACTGTTACTGCAACCAGTGACAACTCGCAAACCGTCACATTTTTTGAGCCACCAACTGCCGGAATACAAGAGTTTAGTGTTGCAACAGATGTTGTTGAATCAGAAAAAGTTCCCGGCAATCTTGTAGACGATGTTGGAACAGCAACAGATGACATTGCAACAGTACTTGAGGGCGTTGCAACATTAACAGAAACTTCTCAAGCAATCGATGATGTAAGTGTTCTTGGAACGATTGCAGGACAAATAAACGAAACCGCTACAGTACAAGATCAAACAAGCGGGATTTTTACCGCCACGGTTGATGCAGCAGAAACAGCAACTGCAGCAGATAGCGTTCTTCCCGGACTTTTGTATACCGCAGACAGTAACGAAACCGCTACTGCAACAGATGCTGCCACAGGCACATTTATTACTACAGAAGATGTAATAGACACATCAACAATTACAGAAGTTACATTAACTTTACTGCAAACCGCTGGAGTTATTGCTGAAACATCAAGTGGCGCAGATTCTGTAGACGGCGGGTCAGTTGTTGAGCGCGCTGTAGAAGAAACTGCTACAGGCGCAGATCTCACGCAATATGGCACGGAGTATCTGCGAACCACAGAAGAAACAGCAACAGCAGCCGATGACGTATCGGCAGCGTTGGTAGCTGTTGTTGTAGTAGAAGAATCAGGTCAAGTATTTACCGACGCGGATGAGTTCACGTCCACCCTGACTGCTGTTGCGACAAGCGTTGATCAGGCGACAATAGTGGATGAAGGTACTGCGTCGCCTATTTATCAGGTGACGATTTCCGAGACTGCCGTTGCATCCGATATTACAAGCGGGGGCGGAGAATTCAACCACGGCGTGGAAGAAACCGCAACAGGTACAGATGCAAATGACGCAGGCTTTTTGTATCTTGGGACAGTCACAGAATCTGCAACAATTGCAGATACTACAAGTACAGACTCAACCTCCGCAGGAGTAATTCAAGAATTTGCAACGGGCGCTGATGTCACCGAAGCGTTGGGGCAGTTTCTGCGGACGGTGCTGGAGTCTTGCCAAGCACTGGACAACGTACAAAGAAACGGCGCACAAGAAGCAGTTGTTGTAGAATCCTCGACGGCAACAGATACAGTGATAGCGCAAGGACTATGGGGTGATATCAACACAACCCAAACTGCCAGTTGGCAGCCAGTAACTATCTGAGGCAGGTATGGCAATTATACACACGTCGCTCCTTGACCTACCAATTATTGAAACCAACACCGAGTCGGGCAGTTGGGGAAATGCCATCAACAATGGCCTGACGCGGTATTTGGATATTGCGATTGCCGGCATGACCAGCCTTACAGGGTCGGACTTTTCAGGATCGCCGAACTATGACTTGACGCTTACCCTTACACAAGGTAATGCAAGCGCCACAAATATCGCATACAACACAGCACAATACGCCACCATCAAAGTATCAAGTCTTAATGCCAATTCCACGCTTGTATGTCCATCATCGGCACGCAACTATCGCATCGTCAACGCCGACAATACTTACACGCTTACTGTCAAGGCAAGCGGGCAGTCGGGCTGTGTCATCAACCCTGGCGCAACAGCAACGGTTGTTTTCAATGGCACAGACTATGTAGCTGCCGGAGTACAAGCATCTGCAACACTGACAGCAGGAATTTTAGTCAAAGGCGCAGGAACATCTTTTGTGACTCCTGCGACCGCAGGAACAGAATATGTCGCCCCAGGCACAGCAACAACTTTTACAGCCCTACAAACCTTCAGCGGCACATCATCGAACCTTGCGCAATCACTTACCAATTCGTCAGAAGTTATTACAGTTGTAGGAACAGCAGTTCCATCACCTGTCAACTATGACATTACTACCCAATCGGTCTTGTATTACACAGGCAATGCATCATCAAATTGGACGGTCAATTTTCGTGCCTCATCGGGAACGTCGCTCAACAGCGCATTGGCAATCGGGCGGTGCGTAACCGTGGCACTGCTGGCAACCCAAGGATCAACGCCTTATTACAATACAGTCGTACAGGTAGATGGCGCCACAGTCACGCCAAAATATCAGGGCGGCGTGGCATGGACCAATGGCAACGCCTCAGGTATTGATGGATATGTCTACACAATTATCAAAACCGCTGCATCGACCTTTACAGTGTTAGCATCACAAACGCAGTTTGCATAATGCCATTCATACAACGATTTGGATCTGCAACCGCCCGCGGGTTTGGCCTTGGCAAGGGCGGTATTGTCAGATTACCCGGCATCACCGAAAGCGCAACAGCGGCAGATCTTATTCAAACACTGCTCACACGCCCAGGGTTGATCACGGAAAGCGCAAGCATAGCGGACACACTCAACAACAACATCTCAACCGCAAGCGCAATAAACGAAACCGCATCAATACTTGATCAAAATAATTACAGTATTGCACTAAACAGCATAGTTACCGATTCGGCATCCGCCACTGATAGTCTTTTGACTATTCTTAACGCGCAAGCATCGGTGGCAGATGTAACGCTGATCCTGGATCAAACCTTCCGTATATCAACATCTACAAGTGAAGTAACTGAAAATATTATTGCGGCGGATTTGATATCGCCAAGTTTTGCCACGTTGAAATCCTTAGCAGACGTAGCCACTATATCGGTGGATGAATTTGACGCAATACGGTTGACCATGCCGTTTGCGACAGATGCTGCTGTAGGACTTGATTCAATAGATTCAGAATATGTACCAGCAACAACGGGCGTTCTTATGGGTGGAATATTTGATGGTGTGCCATCAGTAGTAATGCAATCAATCAATATCAATGCACAATCAAATACAACATCATTTGGATCGTTATTTACATCAGTATGGGCAAATGCTGCGTGCAGTTCAAGTACCCGCGGCATATCGGCAGGCGGAAATCTTGGCACCCAGGCTGGGGCACAAATACAATATTTTGCGTTTAGCACTGGCGGCACAGCGCAATCGTTCGGAAATTTATTAGCCGCAATTCAAAACTTTTCTGGTGCAAGCAACGAAATTACAGGATTATTTCAAGGACAGCCAAGTTCGGGTGCTGCATATTTACAATCTATTATAATTGCAACTACCGGGACAACATTAAATTTTACAAGTTTGCCAAATCGTATTCAATCACCGGCTGCGACGGCATCGCCAACACGATTTGTATTAGCGGGCGGGTTGATATCCACAGCAACCGCAAATATTTTGTACAATGATTTTGCGTCTGGCGGGGCAACGCCAACTTTTGGCAATCTTACATTGGCGCGAATGAATTTAGGCGGATTGTCTTCATCAGTGCGCGCTGTATTTGCAGGAGGTAGAAGTTCAACTGCTAACCAAGCGCAGTTTACAACAATTGATTATATTACGATAGCAACTACTGGCAATGCAACTACGTTTGGTGCATTGCCAAACCCACTAAATCCCAGCAATAGCGGCACATCAAATAAAATACGCGGCGTGTGGATGGGAGGGTCAAATCCCACTACAAGCATAGCGCGAACAATGCAATATATAACAATAACTACCACTGGAAATTCTCTTAATTTTGGCGAATTATCAACAGTTCGTGTAACAGCGGCAGCATGCTCTAACGGACACGGTGGATTGTAATGAGCACAGCAATACAAGAACTTCATAAAAACTTTGCGGTAAGCAAGCCAGAATATTCTGGCATGTTGCAAAACATACAAAACAAATTGCCGCAAGTAACGCATGACACCAGCAATTTCCACAAATCTCACAGTCAATTTATGGGAGTGACGCTGGATGTCACAGCAATAACTCCCATGAGAAGCATTTATCACAGTCTTGCAGAAGTAGAACAAACAAGATTGGCGCTACAAGAAGCATATATAAAAATGCGCAAACAGGAAATAAAAATCAAGCGCAAGGAACGCCGACTGCAAGACCTGCTGGCAAAAGAGCATGACGAGTTGGAAGTAGAGTTGCTGGAAGTAGAAATACTGGAAGAAAAACTCAACAAGGAAAATCATCAGAATTATATTAACGGAGCAATTCGAAAGCTAAACTTTTTTGTTAATCAACATAATAATTTATTACAGAAAATTGGAAAGACACAAATTACGGAAGAAGACTACGAAAAAGAAGAAACCAGATACCATATCATGACATGCATGAAGCAGGCATTAAATGCAGCGCGTGCAAGAAATGGCATGATTGATGAGGGCAATCTTATCTATCTGTTCGACTTGGGTATTAACGCAGCGCATGCGCAAGCAGAAGTGCTGAGTTACCTAAGCCTGGAACAACAAATCCTTGCATCAGGCAAACAACCCACGCATGAACTTACAGTGCGGTGGTTGGAGTCTTGTGCGGATATCTGGCAGAACGAACCTGCAAAATTTGCAGCCCGCCGAGGGTTTGCAGTGTTAGATGAGTCGTCTCTTACGAATCGAGGACAACATGGAACAGACAACTGAAACGCGATTGTCAGTTCATGAAGCTGTATGCGCTGAACGCTACAAGCAGATTCAAGAATCTTTCGACCGCGTAGACGCAAGATTTCAAGATGGCAACAGCAAGTTTCGCAGATTGGAATATATTTTGTACGCAGTGATGGCAGCAGTCCTTCTCGGCCCAGGCGCGGCTGCAACTTTCTTCAAAAAACTCATCGGACTCTGAAATGACACCTGGAGGCTTTATATGCAGGCTGCCTGTACCGAAGAGGAGTTTATTGCGATCTGGCGCGAGCTAGGTTCGCCGACGTTAGTTGCGGAACGGCTGGGCATCAGTGTACGAAACGTACATACGCGACGCAACGATATTCAAAGTCGTCTTAAAATAGAACTTCCCACTGACGATCTAAGAACAAGACCAAGCATCGTCATACCTCCGGATCACAAGCGCGTCGAGGCTACGATTACAGGCGCGGTGGTTATATTCTCCGACGCGCACTTCTACCCAGGCTACGACGGGGTAGGCTATCAAGCACTCCTTGAAATTATCAAGGATATAAAACCCAAACTTATCATTGCCAACGGCGATATTCTTGATGCTGCTTCCATGAGTTCGTTTTCTCCGATGGGCTGGCATAAACCGCCAACTTTGAAACAGGAACTCGACGCAGTGCAAGCTGCAATGACGGGCATTCAGAAAGCAGCGCGTGGTGCGTATTTACATAGAACGATTGGGAACCATGACATAAGGTTTGAAAAACGCCTCGCGGCGGCGGTTCCAGAAATCCGCGATGTATACGGCATGAGCTTGAAAGACCATCTGCCGCATTGGAAAGAATCTTGGTCGGTGTTTATCAACAAAAACACAATTGTGAAACACAGATACCACTCAGGCATTCACTCCACATATAATAATGTTCTACGAAGTGGGATCAACATGATTTGCGGGCACACCCATATGCTGGAAGTCAAACCTTTTGGCGATTATCGAGGCCGGCGGTATGGTGTTGCGACAGGAATGCTGGCAGATCCAAAGTCTGATGCATTCCATTATCTTGAAGACGCACCAACAACTTGGTGCCAAGGTTTTGCTGTTATCTCGTTCGACAGCGAAGGTCGCATGGCTCCACCGGAATTATGCGAAGTGATTGAAGGACGGGCATTTTTTCGTGGCCAGATTGTAAAGGAGTAATCATGGACGATGTATTTGTGACCGTGGATCTGACCGAAACCGAGTTCGACGCTCTTGTCGAGTGGCTGGGCGAAGAGCATATCAATAGTGGTTTGGGCAAGTTGTATGATCGTTTGATTGAGTTGGCTGAAGCCAAGGATGGAGAAACGGAGTAATGTTTGATCTGCTAGGCGGGGGTCTTCTCGGGTCAATCTTTGGGGGGCTATTCCGCCTAGCTCCTGAGATACTCAAACTGCTCGACAAAAAAAACGAGCGCGCACATGAACTCAACATGTTTCGACTGCAAACCGACTTGGAGAAACTGCGTGGCGAATTTCGTATCGAAGAACGGTATGTGGATTACTCCATCCAGCAATTGGATACGATCAAAGCGGCATTTAAGGAACAGCAGGAGACTGCAAAACAAGCGGGATGGTTTGTCTCGGCAATCAGCGCCCTTGTTAGACCAGGAATTACATGGGCCGTCTTTGGTATGTATGCCGCTGTCAAAGCCGCAACCTTGGTCTTAGCGTTTCAATCAAATGCGGAGTGGTATGAGGTAATAGTAAAAGTGTGGAACGAGGATGATTTTGCATTGTTTATGATGGTGGTGAGTTTCTATTTTATCGGTAGGCCAATAGAGAAGTATCAAAAGTGAAAGAAGCAATTGATCTTGCGTGTAATGTACTTATTAAACCATTTGAAGGTTTGGCCCGCCGGCGCCCTGACGGTCTGGTGCAGGCTTATCCAGATCCGGGTTCTGGCGGCGCACCGTGGACCATAGGATACGGTTCAACAGGGCCGGACATTACGCCGCAAACCGTTTGGACGATGCAGCAATGTGAGGAAGCTCTAGACCATCATGTGCAATACTTTCTTGGCGGTCTATGTAAACTTTCACCGACACTTTGCAACGCGGCGCCGCGCAGACTTGCCGCAGTTTTGTCTTGGGCGTACAATTGCGGCCTAGGAAACTACAGGATTTCGACATTCAAGAAACGTGTAGACGCGGGCGACTGGGAA